ATGTAATTCGCGGTCTGGCTGTGATAGGCTACGCGCCGTGGACACAGACACGATACGTTTCACCGCGGTCATCAAATCCCGTGAGGATGAACAACGCCGCTTCTGGGGACACGCCTACGTCACCAAAGACGCCGACGGCGTCCAAGTCGTCGACCACTCCGGCGACGTCATCGACACCCCTGAATCTATGGCCGCTCTGGAAGCCGCCTTTTATGATTACGTCCGCGAATCCCGCTCCGGCGACTTGGAGCATTCCGAATTCGGTGCCGCTGAACTGATTGAAGGCGTAGCGGTCACCCCGGAGAAACGCGCCGCCGGCCTGTTCCCGGCTGACATGCCGGACGGTATCCTCGTCGGGTTCCAAGCCGCTGACACCCCTGCCGGTGACGCTCTCTGGGAGGGTGTCAAGTCGGGGCGCCTGACCGCTATGTCGATTGTCGGTGAAGGGGAACGGGTGCCGCTGTGACCACACCGCTGCATCGTCTGTTTGTCCGTAAGCTCACTTCGGTCGGTTTGGTCGAAGCGGGCGACAACCCGGCTGCTAAGGTCATGTTGTTCAAGCGGAAGCCCGCCAAGCCGCCGACAGCGGTTAAACTACCTCAACCAGTCAAAACAACCCTAGAACCCCCAGAGGGTCGAACCAACGGAGGGGGTCTAGTGGACACACTTGACCTGTCCTCACTCGACGACGAAACCGCCGCTCCGATCAAGGCCCACGTGGCCGGGTTGGAGAAGGCCGCCGCCGACGCCGCGACACGGGTCGCTGCGTTAGAGGCGCAACTCGACGTCGACGATGGGGACGAGAAACTCCCCGACGACCTGCCCGACGTGGTGAAGGCACGCCTGGATACCCAGACGTCCGCCATCGCGAAGGCCGAAGCCCGCGCCGACGCCCTCGAGGCCCGGCTGGCGAAAGCGGAGGACGAACGGTTGACGGAGAGATACACGGAGAGAGCCGCCAAGCTGCAAGTGCTACTCGGCGACTCTGACGAGATGGCGCCAGTGTTGAAAGACCTGGCCGCCGGAGCGCCGGAAGCGTACGCCCGCCTCGACGCCCAATTCGACACGCTCCTCAACATGCAAGGCTTCGACGCCCTGTTGAAGGAGTACGGAGACTCGGCCGCGACCGGTTCGGCAGTCGACCAGATCGCCGCCTACGCCGTCGAGATTCGGAAAGCAGACCCGGACCTGTCCCGTGCCGAGGCGAAAGCTGAAGCGTGGCGGGAACACCCGGAGCTGAAGCAGCAAGCCAGAGAGGAGGGCTGAGATGGCTATCAACCAGTCGAATGAGCCGTTCACCCTCACCGCCGGCGCCACGTTCGCTAACTCGGACTTGTACAAGTTCGTCGCGGTGAACTCGTCCGGTCATGCCGTCATCGGCCCGACCACGGCGGCGGGTAACATCGTCGGCACGTTGGATTCGGTGACGGCGACTACGGCAGGTGCCGGGGTCGACCCGGTGTCGATCCGGCCGTTGACCGGCAAGTCGCAACTGTTCCTCGCAGCGTCCTCATTGTCGGCTGGGAACACCATCGCGGCTTCGTCGAACGGTATGGGTATAGCACCCACCACTGACGCCGCCGCACTCGGAGTAATCGCGACCGGTTCGTCTGGGACGACCGGACGGATCGCGACCGTCGTATGGATCGCCGCCGGCGCGGCGGACGTCTAGAAGGAGGTGAGGTAACATGCCAGAACCAACACTCAACGACCTGCACGTCGACACGGCACTCACCGACTTCTCAGTCGCCTATTTCCAGAGGCCGGGCGCGTACCTGGCAGGTAACGTGTTCCCGGTGGTGCCGGTGGCGCAACGTTCCAACAAGTACTACGTGTACGACCGGAACGAGCTGCTCCGCACCGACGCCGAGAAGCGTGCCCCAGGGACGAAAGGTGCCCGCCGCAGCTACAAGCTGTCGACGAGCAACTACAACTGTGAAGTGTATTCGGTCGGTATCGGCGTCTCCGAACAGGAACGCGCTAACGCCGACCCGGCACTCGACCCGGAAGAGGATGCCGCCAGGGTGACCGTCCAGGATATGCGTATCCGCATGGACGTCGACTGGTCAGCGAAGGCGTTCTCGACGGCGATCTGGGCGACCGAGTCGACCGCGACGTGGAACACGTCGACGGGTGACCCGATCGGTGACATCCAGACCGGGATCAAAACGATCCTCAGCCAAACCGGGTTCAGGCCCAACACGCTCGTACTCGGAGCCGACTCCTGGTACAACGCGTTGTGGTCCTCAACCGCGATCATCGACCGGTTGCCGAACGATTCGGCGAAGATCGTCACCACCCAGTTCATCGGGAACCTGTTCGGCTTCGACCGCGTATTCATCGCGGAAGGGGTCAGGTTCTCCGGTGACCAGGGGACGACCGGGACGCCAGGGTTCATCCACGGCGACCACGCCCTCATCGCATACGTCGACGCCGGAGCCGGGCTCCGTGAGCCGACGGCGGGTAAGACGTTCGTGTGGACCGGGCTGGTAGGCGGAGGAGACGGGATCAGGACCAAACGGCTCGACATCCCCGACGAGGACATGATGCCTCTCGTGGAAACCGACGCCGCGTTCGATAACCAGGTCGTAGCAACCGACCTGGGTTATCTAGTCAAGAACACGATCACCTGATGAAGTACCGAGTCACGAAAGCTGTGACCCACCAGGGCCACTACTACAAGGCCGGGGACGTCGTAGACGACTCGTCCGTAGTGACGTCGCTGGCTCGCCTGTTCGGGTGGGTCGAAGCGAAACCAAAGCAGCAGGCTTCCGCGTCTCCGAAGAAAGGGGCGCGGAAGCCCGCCGCCAAGCCGAAGAAGTAGGAGCTTTCAATAGTCATGTCAGACGAAAACTCACCCGACGTTATCGAACTCACCACCGCCCCCGCCGAACTCATCGAAGCAGACCCGGACGGGCCGGTGTCGTTCCAGTTCCCGACCCCCACCAAACCACGCTTAGCGATCGTAGGGTTCGCTACCGGCCACGCCCACCTCGCCCCCTTCGACGACGAACAGACCGAGACGTGGGGCATCAACCAGCTATGGAAAATCTTGCCCGACCGTCGGTTCGACCGGTGGTTCGAGCTCCACAACCTCGACACGTTCTACCGGACCAACCCGGAACACCGCGCATTCCTGAAAGCGTTCCAAGGCCCCGTATACGTCAGGGAACAAGACTACGCGTTGGCGTTGGAGTGGGGGATAGAAACCGCGGTGCCGTTCCCGCACCGGATCATCACCGAACGGTTCCCGCCGTACTTCAACAACACCATCTCATGGCTCATCGCTCTCGCCATCCTGATGAACGAAAACTCTGACGAAGGGTACGAGTGGCTCGGCCTGTACGGCGTCGACATGGCACAAGACCATATTTTGTCAGCCGAATATTCAGAGCAACGACCTTCATGCGAATACTTTGTCGGTATCGCCGCCGGACGCGGCATCGACGTCTACATCCCCCACGGCGCCGACCTCCTCAAGGCGACTCACTTGTACGGGTTCGAGGATTCCGGGCCGGTCTTGGAGAAGATGATGTCCCGGTACCAGGAGCTCGGCGTAGCGAAGGAACAGATCCGCGGTGAGATGGCGAACGTCCAGGCTCAGGTCGCTTCGCTGCAGGGCCGCCTGTCGCAGATGGATGGGGCGATGCAGGAGGTCACGTATTGGCGGAAAAACTGGTTGACGCTACCCGGTGTCGACCCGCATCCACAGGAGTGACATGACCGCGACGTATACGAACCAGCCGGGGGTACGGGATGTGGACACGGTACGGATGCTCATCAACGACCGGGATACGATCCCGGCTACGGATGCGGCATTGTCGGATGAGGAGATCCAGTTCTTCGTCGACAACAACAGCCACATTTACTTGGCGGCGGCGGATGCGGCGTTGGCGGTAGGGGCGAACTACGCCGACGGTGCGGTCGTGAAGAAGGTCGGCGACTTGCAGATCGAATTCGGGATGGGCCGCACCGGCACCTACCAGGGTTTGGCGAAGGCGTTGCGGCTACAGGCGGCACGGAAGGCGAAACCGTTCGCCGGTGGTTTGACTGAATCCGGGAAGGACACCGCAGCGGCGGACACCGACCGGGTACACCCCGCCTTCACTGTGGGCGGGATGGATCATCAGCAGGCCGGTGAAGGCACCGACCGGGGAGTGATCGACTACTGATGGCCTACACCGACCCGCTAGCGGACTTGTTCTCGACGACGGTGACGCATAAGCCGTGGACGGGGATGTCGACCGACGGGTACGCCACCCCCACCTACGGGACAGCCACCACCTACCAGGCCCGCGAAATCACCGACCAGCGCCAAGTCCGCAGCTTCGAGGGGATCGAAGAGCTAGCGACCACAACCGTCTGGGTGGCGTCGACAGCGACGTGGGACGTAGCGGACCAGTGGACGTTGAAAGACGGGACTACACCCGGCCTGCTCGCTGTGGAGACGTTCCGTGACGAAACCGGCGTCACGCACTCCAAGTTAGCGTTCGGGGCATGATGTACGATCCGGCCGTCCGGGCGATACGGGACCAACGCCAAGCCGCCTACCGGGATTTAGCGGAAACGGCCCGCGACTTGTTCGTCGCGTTCCACACCGTCGGGTTCCAACCGGCGGAGGCGCTCGAATTGACGATGCAACTGTTAGAGGACAGTTATGATCTTCGTCGACGTGAGATGTGACGGCCTCGCCCGCACCGGGCCACGCAAAGGCCAGACGTGTAACTACCTGTTGCACCGGATCGACCCGGATACGGTCGGGGTGGTCGAGACGAAATGTCCCCGGTGTAACGCGATGCGGGTCTGGGCGTGGCCGCGTCTCCCGGTCATGTTGTTAGCGAGCACCGGATGACTGTCAACCTGGACTGGGACGGCGTCGACAAGTTCGCTAAAGCGCTCGGCGCCCTCGGGAAGGTCGCGTCGACGGATATGGCCGGCGGCTTGTTCGAGGAAGCCGAAATGATCATGGGACAGTCGAAACGGGACACCCCCGTCGACACCGGACGGCTCCGCAGCTCCGGGACTGTGCAGCCTCCGAAGATCCGGGCGACGTCAGCGGAGGTGGCGTTGACGTACGGGACCGACTACGCCGTCTACGTCCACGAAATCAGGGGCCTGAACCATCCGGTCGGGAAAGCCAAATTTCTCGAAGACGCTATCAACCGGGCTGCTCGAGGTATCGACCGGCGGCTCGGCCTGCGGGTCAAGCGGCGGTGGAAGATGAGGTGGGGTAATGCTGTTAGATGACACCGCCACCTACGTCGCCGCCAACACCACCCGTTTGACGGTGGGGACGAATTTGACGAAAGGGTTTATGCCGGATACGCCGAACACGGTGACTACCTTCTACGAGTCCGGCGGCGTATTCCCGCTCCACTATTTCACCACCAGCACGGGGACGAGGGGTTATGAGCGGCCCGGCCTGCAAGTCGTTACCCGCAGCACCTCATATCAGACCGCCCGGCAGACCGCAGAAGACGTGTTTGTCATCCTCGACAACGTAGCGTCGGCGACGTTACCGACCGCGACCGGTGTCCTCTATGTGACCGTCGACGCGGTACAATCACCGTTCCATATCGACCGGGACCAGAACGACCGGTACCGGGTCGGAGTCAACTTTACAGTCACGAAGACGACAGGCTAGGAGGCCAAATTATGGCGGCAGTATCAGGCAAGAAAGGGACAATCAACTATGCGGGCGGCAACGTCGTCCGGACCAACAATTGGGATCTCACGTTGACGAACGACATGCTCGACGTCACCCCATTCACCACGTCAGCGCCGCAGTGGCGGGAGTTCATCTCCGGCCTATCCTCATGGACCGGGACGATCTCCGGCCAGTTCGACGGGGCATCGACCGGACAGAACGACCTGATCGTCAACTCGATCACACCCACCACCGCCGCTGTCGTCCTCGAAATGGACCAGACCGGCGGCGGGAAGTTCAACGGGTCCGTGTTTCTCTCCGGGATGGCACCTTCGGTAGCTATCGACGGCTCCGCCGAGATCTCGTGGGATCTGCAAGGCACCGGCTCGTTGGCGTATACGACCACCACCTAGGAGGTGACCGATGGCGGCGTTCGCAGGTAAAACCGCCAAACTGAAAACCACGTCAGCGGCGGCGACCACCAGCACGGGTGAGGCGATGACGAGCCTGTCCGGTACAACCAACCGGCTCCTATTCCGGATCACCGACAAGACGAAACGGCACTGGACGCGGAGCCTGGACCCGACCGTGTACGTCCTGACGACAGCCCACACCGACTTCACCGTCAACTATGTGCAGGGGAAAGTGACGTTCGGTACGGCGCTGACCACGGCGCAGGGTGACGCGGTGACTGTCGACGCCCGCTACGTCACCGCCTCGTATCTGCCGGTGACCCGCACCTGGTCGATCGCCGCTAGCGTCGACATGTTGGATACGACCACGTTCTCGACCACCACCGGGGCGGCGCAGTGGCGGACATTCACCGACGGGCTATCCGCAGCGACAGTCGACCTCGGCAGGATCGTCGGCTCCGGGTCGACAGCGACCCCCGTATTCTTCGACCACCTGAACACGGAAACCGACCTGATCGTCGAACTGGTCCACCAGCCAGCCGGTACTACGTTCAAATGGGAAGGCTACGCCCGTGTCTCCGGCGACGGGTACACCAATACGGTCGACGCGTTGACCGAGGAGGCCGCCACCCTGACCATCGACGGGCCGTTATATTACGCGACCACGGAGTAGAGAGAAGGACATATGAGTCTCAGAGACGAGATCCTCCAAGCCGACGACATCGCCGAACAGACCGTCGACGTCCCCGAATGGGGCGTGAAGCTCCTATTGCGGGCGATGAACGGACGGCAACAAGTCCGGTACGCGAACACGGTACGGGCGGACGATTCGCTCATGTTCGCTGACATCCTCATGGTCACTGCCTACGACCCGGATACGAAAGAGCTCGTCTTCGACCCGGCCGACCGGGAGGCGCTCGCTGAGAAGTCGGGGGCGGTGCTGAACCGGCTCGGGATGTTGATCTTGGAGATGTCCGGCACCGACGTCGAAGCCGCCGTCGAGGAGGTCGACGGGAACCCTACCTCCGGTGGCTCCTGACCATGTCTGAACGGCTCGGGATGACCATGACCGAAATGCTCAACACCATGTCCGCCGTCGAACTCAACCGCCGGTACGCCCTCGACGTGTTACGACAGAAAGAAGCCGAAATCGAAGCCCGTAGGAGACGCTAGGCATGGCAGTCAACGTCGCGACGCTCACCGCGAAGCTGGTGGCGGATACCCGCGGGTTAAAGACCGGGCTCGGTAAAGCGACCAAGGATGTGAAAGCGTTCGAGAAGAAAACGACCGGCGCTACCGGACGGGCCGCCGGCGGGTTCGGGATGTTGAAGAAAGCCGCCCTCGGTGCCGGACTCGCCTTCGGTGCCGCTAAAGTCCTCTCCTTCGCCAAAGACTCCATCAACGCGTTTTCTAACCTCGAGGAGTCCGTGAACGCCGTGAACGTCATGTACGGCGAAGCCGCCCAAGGCATCAACGATTTGGGCACGAATTCGGCGAACCAGTTCGGGCTATCTACCCGGGCCGTGAACGAGGCCGCGGTGTCGATGGGTGCGTTCGCGGAGAAGATCGACGAGGCTAACCCGGCCGACGCGTTCGGGAATATCCTACAACGAGCCACCGACTTCGCGTCCGTGATGAACCTTGAAACGTCTGACGCGTTGGACAAGTTCCGGGCCGGTCTCGCCGGAGAATCCGAGCCGTTACGCAAATTCAATGTCGACGTTTCCGCCGCCACTATCACACAGGTCGCCCTCGCCGCCGGGATCATCCAAACCGGTGAGAAGATGACCGAGGCGCAGAAAGTCCAGGCCCGCTACCTGGCGATCATGCAACAGACCGAGAAGACCGCCGGAGACTTCGCCAACACCTCCGACGGGCTCGCCGGGTCGCAGAAGAAACTGTCTGCCAAGTGGGAAGAAGCCCAAGCCGTCCTCGGCGAAGCGCTCGCCCCGGCGATGACAGAACTGTTACAAGTCGGTGTCGACCTGATCCCCGTCTTCACCCTCGTCGTCGGTGTCGTCGGCGACCTCGTCCAGGAAGCCGGCCCGCTGATTTCGCTCATCGGTGACGCCGCCGCCCTCATCGGCGACTGGTCAGAATCCGCCGACTCGGCTGGCGAATCCGGTGGGTTCTTCAACGCCGCGGTCGGCGGCTTGAAAGACTCGCTCATGAAAGCGGTCAACCCGGCCGGGACACTCGTCGGCGTATTCACCGACCTGAAAACCGAGTTCTTTGACAACAAGGACGCCACCGAGAACCTCGGCGACGCCTGGGACGAACTCGACCCGTCAGCGTTCGACGGCGACATGGCCGCTCTCGGGTTAACCATCGGGAAGACGACGAAAGCGACCGGCAACTTTTGGGGTACCGCGAAGAAGGCAGCTGTCGCTACCGGCAATTTCGCGACGTCGACCAAACAGGTACGTGAAGAACAGTTGAAACTTGTCAACCCGGTATTCCGCGCCAATTCAGCCCTCGCAGAATATGAGGAAGCTTTAGCGGAGGCGAACGAGGCAGGCGGCGTATCCGCGGATGAGCTCCGTGACCTGGCGCCTTTGTTCGGGGAAATGGAAGCCGCATCGGGTGCGCTCACCGGCGAAAACCTGCTCGCTTACAATCGACTCATCGGCAATGTCGGCGACGACGCCAACGCACTACCCGGCGTCATCCGAACCGCGTACACCGAAGCGGACGCGGTGGGCGCTACAGCCTTCCCGAACCTTGAAGGCGCCATAGGTCGGCTCAACACCCTGTTCGATAATCGGATCGACATCCGAGTCGAAGCCACCCTCCCGACGAGGAACGACTTCGACTCCGCGGTCCGTGACGCCATCTCGAGGGCACGCCGTAACGGGAACCTCGGACCGATGGTCGAATAATGCCCGGCCAATTCGACACCGACGTCACCATCACCGTCGAGGTCGCGTTCGGGTCGGCCCCGTTCGACACCACCCCGACGTGGACTGATGTGACCGGAGACGTCCGCCGGTTCAAGACCCAACGGGGCCGCAGCAACGCCGTCTCCCGAGTCGGACCCGGTAAGGCGACCATCTGGCTCGATAACAGCTCAGGCGCCTACGACCCGTCGAACGCGGCCGGGGCGTACAGCCCGGACGTGGACATCATGACCCCGGTGCGGATCTCCGCCGACTACACCGTCCCGTCCAGCTTCAAACTCGACACCGCGGGTAGGGGTCTCGGGTCGCCGCTACAAGTCGACACGGCGCCGCTGTTTACCGGGTTCGTGGAATCCTGGCCGCAACAGTACGTCGACGGTGTCGACCCGGTCGTACCGATGCGGGCCACCGACGCTATTAAACTGTTCAACGCTCTCGAGACTGACGGGACACCGCTCGGTCCGGCCAACATCCGACAGGCCCACAAGGATGTCCTCGTCGGTGCCGGGTGGCCCGCCGCGTGGGTCGACGGGTACGTCTCGGAGTGGGACACTCAGGCGTTCACCCCCGGCGGTGCAGTACTCCGCACCCTCAGACGGCTCGAGGATACGGACGGGGGCATGTTCTTTATCGAAGCCGACGGCGATTCGATGTTCCATAACCGGACCTACCGGTCTGGGTTGTCGTCTACGGTGACGTTCGGGGATTCGTCGACTGAGCTGCCGTACACGCTCGACTTCGACATGGAATACGACGACACCCAGCTATGGAACCAGGTGGAAGTCACGAGGCGGGGCGGGACGAAACAGACCAGCAACTCGACCGCTAGCATCGACTCGTATACGAAGCATGTGCTACCGAGGAGCGACACGCTCCACAATACGGACGCTGACGCGTTGACGATGGGTGCCGGGCTGGTAGCCACCTACAAAGACCCGCACCTCCGCCTCGATGACATCAGGTTTAAGCCCCGCAGATCTCCCGCCCTCGCCTGGCCCGTCGCCCTCACCTACGACCTGTCCCAAAACGTGACCGTCAAACGGCGACCCGCCTCCGGGAACGTCATCTCACTCAACGAATACGTCGAAGGTATCACCCATGATGTGACAGTCGGTAAGTCGTGGGAGTGTACGTTTATAATGAGCCAATATGCCGGAACCTGACGGGCAGATCCAATCCAGGAACCTCGCCGACGGGGCCGTCACGTCGCGGGTGTTCGACACGAACATCCAGTCAGACAATTACGTCACCGGCTCAGCGGGGTGGCAGATACGACGCGACACCGGCGACGTCGAATTCAACAACGCAGTATTCCGCGGGCATCTCATCGCCACATCCGGCGCTATCGGGAACCTCGATATTGACGGCACCCTCACCATGGTGACCGGCGGCGTTATCCAGACAGGAGCAACCGGGTCGGCCCGGGTCGAAATTTCGACAGCGAACACCAACAACATTTTCATGTACTCCGGGGTGTCCGCCGAAACAGTCGCCCCTCTGATGTGGAGCGGCGAAGCTGCCATACCGCAACCGACCACGTTCCTCGCATTGAGCTCGGGTCGTGTCACCGGAACCGCCGGCGACGACTCCCAGATCAAACTATACGCCCGGAACTCGTCCGCTAATGCGGGCTATATCGACCTCTCCTCCGAATCGGTACGTGTGTCTATCGGTACGACATCCGGCACCGAAATGATGCGTATAGACGGCACCCGCGCCGACTTCGACATCGGCACTTTGTCGTTCGTCCAACTGCCGGTGAAAACTACGGCAGGTGACCCGTCGTCGCCACTCGACGGAGACTTCTACGTGAACACGTCTGATAACACGTTACGGCTCCGAGCCGACGGAGCCTGGCGGACGGTGGCGTCATGGTAAATATCAACTACGCGACCCAAGAGCGGGCGATACTCCGCGAACAGCTCACCGTCGCTATGCTCGAAGCCGTGGAATGGAAAGCTATCGCCCTCGCCGCTCTCGCTGAACTCGAACGTGACGGTGAGGAGGCAGACTAAATGGCTTGGACAGCGCCGCGTACGTGGGTGGCGGGAGAGGATGTCGGCTTCGCGTTGATGAACACCCACATCCGCGACAACCTGCTCGAAACCGCCCCCGGAATCGCATCAGCGGGGAGCCGACTGATCGTCACCGACGGCGCCAACAGCATCGTCGAACGGATACCAGCAACGGCTAACGTCGTTACTCAGGAAACCACGGCGTCAACCACCTTCACCGACCTGGCGACGGCTGGCCCGTCGGTTACTGTCACCACCGGCACGCTCGTCTATATCATGTTCACTGTCGAGTCGTTCAACACCGGAGCCGGAGGCGAGAACGTTGTCGGCTACGCTGTGTCTGGGGCGTCGGCTCTCGGGGCGTCAGCGACCCGAGCGTTGAAGCTGACCTCGTCGGCAGCGAGCGACAAGATCCAAGTCGGGTGGGGTGAGGTGAGGGCAGTGACGGCCGGGTCGAACACGTTCAAGCTCCAATATTTAGTGTCCTCGGGTACTGGGACGTTTCTCCGGCGTCGTATCTCTGTGATCCCGTTTTGATCGAATACGTCACCCCCTACCTACCGCACGTCGTCGCCGCCGGCGCCTTCATCGCCGCAGTAGCCGCACTCGGGAAAGGCGCGTACGGGGCAGCACACGCGGTCGGTCGGCGTCGGGCGAGTAGGGTGGTAGCCATCGTGACCCCGCTTATCGATACGAGGCTCGCTGAGGTCGACACCGCCCTCCTCCAACTCAGGTTGGAGCAGCAGGAGACCCGTCAGGTTGTCGACCAGGTGAAACGGCTCGTCTCGAACGGGCTACAGGAGGACGTAAAGGAGATCCGTAAGCAGCAGTCGGGGATGTCGAAACGGATCGACGCCATCTATGACCACCTCGTCGACTGATGGTCCTGTGGCATCCGGACGCGGTCCGGCAGATCTTCAAGACTCGGCTGCGGCGTAAACCGATCGAAGGCAAAGAATGGTCGGGTGGGGCGGGTAACCCGAAGTACTTGTTCCACACGACTGAGACGCTCGGCTGGCCTCGCTACACCACACCGCCGCATCTCACCTCAGACCCGTGGACCGGCGAGCTCCGGCAGCATATCCCGTTCGATATGGCCGCCTATGCCGTCCGCAGCCGAAAGGTGGATACGATGCGGTTCACGTATCAGGTCGAACACAAAGGCTACGCCCGGAACGTCGACCGTTACCCGGACGTGTGGTACCGGAACGTCGCGAAACTCATCATGT